AGATAACTGTTGGCTATCAGCTTATTGCTGATGATGATGAGGCATTTCGCACCGCCTTCTATAAGCTAAGTGGCATCTTGCACGGTGACACTCATCAGGTTTCGTTCAATGATGACTTGTCTGTGTATTGGAATGCCGTGCTCACAGATGTTGACGATGTTCCTAAAGGCAGAAATGCAATCACATCTTCGTTCACTTTATTTGTCCCCGATGGCATTGCGCACTCGGTAGCCACGAAGACGGCTGATAACATGCCATACAAGGACGTGCCAGTGAACTTGTTGACAGGAACAAGTACTCCAGCAAAAATTACCGGCAAAGGAACCACTGATGACTCAACGACAATTTACCTTTTTGCTGAGTCAAAACACTTGGGCGACCTAATGTCTGCTGGTGATCACTTTTCAATATCCTTTGACTGGAGCGTTCCCGTTTCTGGTTCATCAGGGACTTTCAGGCCCCAATTAAATGCAGCTCCATTTTCCACTAATATTGGGCCTAGTCCTATTCCAATATCTTCTGGCTCTGGCCATTACTCCGTTTCTGATAGCGCTCTATCTAGCTGGAATGGATCAAAAGCCACTGGAATTCAGATACGATTGGATAATGTTACAACAACAATAACAATATCTAATATGAAATTTGAGATTGGCACCACAGCTTCTCCATGGTCGCCTAACCCAGCTGATCCTGAATACTATACCAACACCATTACGGTGCACAATGGTGGCACTTATCCTGTTGAGCCAGTTATTACGGCAACTATGCACTCTGATAACGGCATGGTTGGGATTGTCAATGATCGCCCGGGTATTCTCCAATTTGGCACGCAAGAAGTTGATGGCTATACCACCGAAGAAAGCGAAGTAGCCTTGAATTTGGCAGCCGTGCAGGGCTCACATATGGATAATCAAGCCGCCACAAACAATCCCTATTGGGGTGGTGATCCTAGTATGCCTAATGAACAGATTGGCAATGCGATTTGGACGCAGGACAGCTATGATGGCTGGAAGGTTGAGCCTAATTGGCCTAGTATTACTGGTACTCATCTGTATTGGAACGGGCCTTCAATCAAACACAACCTTGCTCAGACACATAACGGTAACTTTAAGAGCAATCTGACTTGGGATGTCATGACGCGTTTTCAAACTGGTGTAGGACAGGTAGGTGCACTCGAAACCACGTTAGAAAGTGACGGTAAGCCAATCTTTCAGATGATACTGAAGGATAATAGCGCATTGTCCGATCAGCTTTGGTGGATGTGCTATTACAAAGATCAACTAGTCGTCAATGAACAGCTGGATCGTAGCATTTTCACTAACGACAAGTTCATTCAGTTGGAATTACAAAAATTTGGTAATTCAGTTGTTTTCCGAGTGTCACCATGGATTGGCAATCAAGGACGAGAGACGACTATTACCCGCCAGTTTACCTTTGCGGACGCTGCCGATACTGAAACTAAACAATTTTCCACGTGGTTCATGCGAGACAAGACATGGGGCGAGTCGACTATGTATCTGATTGCGTCCACCGTCAAATGGCAAAACGTTAGCTGGTATACGAATATCAAGAATCGTTTTAGCGATGGTGATGTTCTCAAGATTGATGTGGCGAACGCTAAGACGTACTTGAATGGTTCTCTTGACCCAACCATGCACACGTTAGGTAATCAATGGGAGCAATTCAAACTGCCGCCCGGTGATACTGAGATTGCTATCACGCCCTCGAGCTGGGCACAACCATTTGCGTGTGAAGTCGAGATAAGGGAGGCCTGGCTATAAATGGAGTATTACTTTGCAGATCGAAAATCAAACATTTTGGGTGTTGGGTCGACTGATGGCAAAGGCGAATGGCGAATTGACAACGATATAGAAACACAAAGTGTTGACAATCGTCCTGCGGTCGAGCTTTCTCTTGATATTCACTTCACGACTGATCAGGAACAAGCAGTCAATGAGATGGCTAAAGCAACCAACTTCATCATGTATCAAGATGAAGAAGGCAACGGCCACCAAATGGTGATTGAATCGGTTGACCATGATTCACTAGGCCACATTCACTCAATTGTTGCCAGCGATGCTGGTAATGATTTAATTAACGAAACCGTTGGCGCGTTCAAGGCCGACAAGCCATATACCATCGCTGAATACATTCTCATGTTTACAAATGATTCTGGCTGGGAGATTGGTATCAACGAATTTCCTGATAACGTCCGAACGCTTGAGTGGACAGGCGAAGAATCGTCGTTGGCTCGCATTATTGCCGTGGCAAAAGATTTTAATGCAGTGCTTAGTTTTGGCTTTGAGTTTGTGGGAACCAACTTGGTCAAGCGTGTCATTAACATTCGGCATGAAACGGCCGGTGACAGCTTGATCTCTTTTGAAATGAATAAGGACATCAACAACATCGTCACGCACCTCGATACCTATGACATGGAAACATCTATCAAGGCTTATGGAGCGGTGCCAGAAAGTACGAATGGATCAACTAATCAGGACCCAATCAACTTGATCGGCTACAAATGGACTGATCCAACGGGACAGTTTGTGCTTGATCAGTACGGGTTCTTGCACGATACCATTGCTGTGCAGAAATATTCACGTTTGTTAAGCAACAGCAACCCTAACCCAACACAGTCTGACTGGAATCGGGTTAAAACGTTTGATTCAAAATCGCAGGCGGAACTTTTGCAAGCGGCTTTGGCAGACTTGAAAAAGTATAACCACCCAAACGAAACGTACGACATTGATTTGGTTAATTCGCCATACGTACCGCTTAATCAAACCGTCCACATTGCCGATGAGAATCAACAGCTATTCCTGTCTGCCAAAGTGTTGAGCATTCAGCGCAGCCGTGCTAACCACTCTGTCAAGCTTACTTTGGGTGAGTTCGCTCATGAAACAGTCAGCTTTGACCAACGGCTCAGCGATCTTGCCAATAAGATGGCCAACATGCCCAAGACTGTTCAGTTTTATCCATGGCTTCGTTATGCCGATGATGACAAAGGCACTAACATGTCAGCGTTACCTGCTGGTAAGAAGTATATGGCAACAGTTTGGTCGAACAAGTCGTCAGTCCCGAGTGACAATCCGGCCGATTATGCTGGTAAATGGGCACTGATTAAGGGAGAGGATGGTGCTAACGGTAAACCGGGGCCTAAAGGTGCCGACGGTACCAGCAGCTATCTTCATACTGCATATGCCAATAGTATCGACGGCAAAACTGATTTTTCAGTTACAGATGCCAGCGGTAGATCTTACTTCGGGCAGTACGTTGACGAAACGCAAGCTGACAGTACCGACCCGACACGCTACTTGTGGGCATTATTTAAAGGCGCCGATGGGCGCGATGGTAAAGACGGTAGTGACAATGTTCCGGTTGTGACGGTTGGCCCGAGTTACCCTGCTAAACCAAAGGCTGGGGACCAGCACTGGTTAACCGACGAGGACGGAAATCTTGCCGCTTTTGCCATATTTGATACCACAAGTGGTTGGGATTCAAAACCAATTGCAGCCAAAGCATTAAATGTCGAAACCTTTAATGGCATGACTTTTAATGGGGTCACTTTTAACGGATCTACCTTTATCTCATCTTTCAACCACATCCAACCAGATGGTTTTCCAAATACGATCAGTGGGACGACAAAAATTAGTGGTGGCAGCATGGTCACGAATGCAACGCTGGATAGTAATAGCAAGCAAACGTATCAATCTAAAGTTGATCAGTTGGGGTTGGTTAGCAAGTCAATGTACGACGGTAAGGAAGTTAGTTCCGTTGATGCACGCCAAGGCATGCTCACACTAAAATCTTTGTATAATCCATCTGGGCAAGACGTCACACTTGTATCAACGTTTACGGCGGCTGATTCGGTTTTCTATCAGCACATTGATAGTGGCCTTGAAACCAATGACGTTAGAAGTATGAAAATTGGATATTCAAGAAAAGGCCCAAATGTCACCATTGGGATTGCTTTTGAAATGAAAACTAGCAACGGGTGGGTCAAAATTGCCAACATTCGACCAGGATATAGTCCATTCAATAATGATGATGCAGCAAGATTGATCGGTAGCATGTCGTATACGGGCGCAGCCTGTGAATTGTATGTTTCAGCGGGTGGAATTTATATCATTCCATGGCGTGGGCAAGGCGGGTATGCTGGCAGCTTGAGTTTCATTACTCGTGATGCGTATCCGATTAATGATGCGGTGGTGAATTAAGATGAAGATTAAGATTTGGCTAGATGAGCAAAACCGCCTGACCAACTGGGCCTATGAAGCGGAAGATGCTAAATTGGGCCCAACAGAGGACGGTCAACAAATCATAGAAGCAGATGACGTGTCTCAGTTTTTTGAGGGTCACGCATCTCTTGTAGACGGCAAAATCGTTGCCGATGAGGGTTATGATCCGGCTAATGATCATCCACTCCCCGGACCGTCACCTGAACAGCAGATGATTGCCGCGCTGTATGCCCGTGTGACAAATCTTGAGGATGGTGGAAAAAATGAGTGACTTTGAATTTTGTGGCACACTATATTCTTGGGGGTGCCCGATAGAGCAGTACGTGGGGCGGCAAATAACGGAGGACCAATACAAACAAATTACAGGCAGTGACTATGTCGCCAGCAAAAGCTAGCGGCTATTTTTATGGAAGGAAGTATAAAGATGTGGATTTCAAGAGTTGGATAGATATGTTTGTGGAGTTGGGTGGTGGAGCTTTGTTTGGTTGGTTTGCAAGCCAATGGCGCATGCATCGAAAGCATGGAAAGGCAATT